AAATACACGTCTGATCAGCCAATTCCAGATAATTGGGAAGTATACGCGGGGCATTGGTGCCCTATAATTAATGATACCACAGGCAAGCCATTTATACATACCGTAACAGGTAAACCTATATTGAAATTTGAGCGTAATTTATTTGCTCAAGGCTCATGGAAAACTTTAGGAGAATAGTATGTCAAATGTTCACACTTTTCCACGTTCCGTGCGAGATTATCAAATACGAATCAACTCTTTCAACATCTTAGATAAGCCTTTGGTTGTTGATGGTATGAATGGGCCAGCCACTCGTAATGCCATTCATCAAGCTCTAGCTAATTTCAGTATAGGTTTAGATGCTGAACAAAAAGAAGATCTCTTTGACCCATCTGGAATCACCCGAATTCATTGGCATTGGACAGCTGGCTCATATACCGTTTCCCCGTTTACACTAAAACATTATAATGATGTTTTTGATAAGGAAGGTAATCATTATGATGGTATAGCGCCTGCACAACAACAAGCTTATTACATTCCTGGCCGAGTGGGTGTATCTCACACTCTCAACGCTAACACTGGTGCAATTGGCCTATCAGTCGCTTGTATGGCAGCTGCGACTGTTCACGGTAATGTGGTTAATGCAGGTATTTCACCAATTACGTGGGCTGGTATAGATGGAATGCTTGAACGCTCTGCAGAATATTGTCGCCTTTTTGATATCCGTGTATCTAAATGGACATGCCTGACACATGCGGAGGTTCAACCTACTCTTGGTATTCGTCAACGAGGTAAGTGGGATATTCGAGTACTTCCCGATGATTTACAAAAATATCTTACAGCTGAAGCCGTAGGCGAAGTCCTTCGTACTCGTATGGTAGATCGGTTTATGTAATGTTTAAATTATTCACAGGTGTTCAGGGGTACTTGATTATGGGTGGCCTTATTCTATCCATAATAACAGGTACATTCTTTTTTGGTTTCAGCCATGGTAAAAAATACGCATACGCTAAAACTGAACAAGCCCGGCTTGAAACACAAGATGAACTATTTGACTTAGGTGAAGTTGTTGCTAAACAGGCAGCCAAACTTGAGACATTAAAAACCGAAAAAGAGGAATTGAATTATGAGCTTGAAACTCTTGCCGCCAACGATAGTCCTGGTATTGGCCCTGACGGGATGCGACGGCTTGAACGGCGATGGAGTACGCCCTGATCGACTACCTTCCAATATTTCTGAACCCTGTCCTCATCCCCTGTCTGTAATAAAAACAATCAGGGGTTCTTCTGTTGGTTCAGATGAAATACGTATAGGTCGCCTTGGAGATGCGCTAATAGAGTGTGCGGGTGAAAAACAAGTTGCAGTTGATGCTTACAATAAAGTAACAGATGTTGTATCTGGCTCATAAATAAGTAGGAGTTCCGTAATGGCGCACAATTCTAATGTAATATCTAATGACACCACAGATCGTAAAAATGAGAGTGGCAATGAATTGCCTACGGATCCAGATAAATTGGATGTGTCTTCTAATGAACGCTTAACCAAGTGGGATAAAGAACCATCTATACAAGATCTCAAAGGGGATCTTGAATTTGCTCGTCCAGAAAACAAAGACCAAACTACCAATGTTGATGGTTGGTTAGCTCTTCGTAATGCTACCGGTAAAGAATCTGGGAATAAAACAAACAAAGTTGGTCGATCTAAAGTTCAGCCTAAACTTATCCGTAAACATAATGAATGGCGTTACCCTGCTTTATCAGAACCTTTCTTAGATACTGATCGTATGTATGAATTAAAGCCTCGTACCGCAGCAGACGCTGCAGCATCTCGTCAAAATCAACTACTACTGAATTGGCAGTTTGATACTAAATTAAGTAAAGTGGCTTTTATTGATCGGTATGTGCGTACAACTGTAGATGAAGGTACATGTGTCCTTCGAGTTGGTTGGGAACGTAAAATTGAAAAAGTATTGGTAGATAAACCAGTGTATTCCTACTCTGAGATTAACCCTGAGAATGAAGAATTATTGGCCTCCTTACAAGCTGCAGGAGAACTTCTTCAGAATGAAGATCCTCGTTTCGCTAATCTACCTGAAGATATTCAGGCTGCCGTGGAATACACCATCGAAAATGGTACCCCAGTAACTGCAGAAGAAACTTCAATTGATCAAGTGTATGAGAACAAGATTACAGTTAATCAACCGTCTATTCGTATAATCAATATCCGTAACTTCTTCATTGATCCATCATGTGATGGTATATGGGAAGAAGCTCAATATATGATATATACCTATGAAGCTACTGAATCTGATATCAGAAAACGTAAGTCATTTAAAAACCTGGATAAAGTTCAATGGCGTGCAAATGCTGTTAAATCAAAATTAGGCGACCCGGATCATACCTCAAATACACCAGAAGCAGATACACGAGTAAATACAGATAAACAGAAAATCTTGGTATACGAGTATTGGGGTTTGTTTGATATCCACGGCGATGGTGAAATGGTTCCTATTTTGGTTTCATTCATTGGTGATACTATTATTCAGATGACAGAGAATCCCTTCCCAGATCGTAAGGCGCCATTTGTTGTTGTACCTTATATGCCCATACTTGAATCTGCATTTGGTGAGGCTGATGCTTCAATATTACAAGATAATCAACGTGTATTGGGCGCAGTTAGTCGTGGTATGATTGATCTGCTTGGTCGTTCTGCCAATGGACAAACAGGCTATGCTAAAGGTTTCCTAGATCCAGTCAATAAGCGACGCTTCACATCTGGAGAGGACTTCGAATACAATCCAAATTCAGATCCTAAAGTTGCTGTCCAACAGATGACCTATTCCGATATCCCTGCTTCAGCTTTACAGATGTCTCAACTTCAAAATGCTGAAGCTGAAGGACTTTCTGGGGTTAAATCTTTTGCAAGCGGTATAACAGGGGATGCATTTGGTTCAGTCGCTCGTGGTATTAATGGTGCTCTAGATGCAGCTGGTCAACGTGAGATCAGTATTCTTCGTCGTTTAGCTGAAGGTATGAAACATATTGGTGAGAAAATTATCTCAATGAACCAGAAGTTCCTAACAGATGAAGAAGTTGTTCGGGTAACAGATGAAGAGTTTGTAGTTGTACGCCGTGATGAGCTTGAAGGTAAGTTCGATATGAAAGTTGCGATATCTACAGCTGCTGCTGATGAAGCTAAAGCCCAAGATCTTGGCTTCATCCTACAGACACAAGGCCCAAATGCGGATCCTGGTATGAATGCAGTTATCTTATCTGAGATTGCAGATCTTAAACGTATGCCACACCTGGCTGAAAAAATCCGGGCATATCGCCCAGAGCCAGATCCCCAACAAGTTCGACTTGCAGAGATTGCTATTGAGCAGGCACAAGCTGAATTAGATCTTGAAAAGGCCAAAGTTGCTAAAACTGTTGCTGAAGCTGAGAAGATTGGTATGGAAACTCAACAAAATTTGACTGGTGAAAATCACAAACGAGGTATTGAAGCATCTGCTGCACAGGCCCGTGGGAACCAAGATCTTGAAGTAACCAAAGGTATTTTGGGAGGCGAAACTCCTAGTGGATTAATATCTGCTGCGGTTGGATTTAATGAACTATCTAACCGAGGTGATGATGCAGTACCTGAACAAATTCCAGCTATAGATGCTCAACCAGCTTCACAACCTCAAGCTGACTTTCTACCGGGTGCTCCACAGGAACCCCTTGCTTTACCACAATAACTAAACCATAAACCGTGAAATCAACTATCTTGGAAGGATATACTCTGATGACCACACTATACGACGATGGAGGGCAGGAAGCTCAACCTACCGCAATGACCTTTGAAGAATACGAAGAACATAAGGCAGCTTGTGAGCACCTCATCAAACTCTCAGACGCTTCACGCAAATTAACTGAAACGCCAGAATTTAAACTAATTATCATGGATCTGTACATGGTACAGGAACCACACCGTCTAGGTTCTTTGATGGCTTCAGGTAAACTGACACCTAAAGGATTTGAAGGTGCCGTAGAAGATCTACGTGGTATTGCAAACCTTCGTACTTTTCTAACTGAATTTATTCAAAAGGGTACTATTGCTCGTGATGAATTAAAAAATTTACAGGAAGCTTATGACGAATCAGTTGAAGCAGCCGCCCTAAACAAACCCTAATTTGAAAGGATAACAATCATGCCAGATGATACTGTCGTAAAAACATTCGATTCTCTTACTGATGATGAGTTAATGGCTCTGACACCAGAACAGGTCGATGCAATGCAGGCTGCCGAAAATGAAGCACCTGTAGATGAAGCCCAGGATCCAGAAACTCCTGCCTCAGAGGAGGTAGATCCTAATGCTGCTGAAGATAATCAGGAAGATGATTCGAAGGATCCTGCCGACGAAGACGGTCAAGATCCAGAGCAATCTGATGGGGCTGACCACTCAACAGCTCAAGAAGATGAATTGGATCCGGAACAACAAGAAGCGGAAGAAGTTCCAGCGTCAGAAGAAGACCTGGCTACGGATGACAAGACACCCGCTTCTAATGATAAAAAAGTAGAGCCAAAAAACAAGGAAGAAAAGCCAAAAGAAATTGTAGCTCCTTCTGGGGATGTTCAATCCTTTTATGACAAAGTTACTGCAAAGTTCAAAGCAGATGGCAAAGACATGGAAGTTAAAGATCCTGAAGATGTTGTTCGTATGATGCAGATGGGTGTTAACTATTCCCGTCGTTTGGCAGAAATGAAGCCAATGCGTCAGTTGAACCAGATGTTAACTCAGCACGGTATCAATGATGTTAGTAAGTTAAGTTACTTGATTGATCTCAACAAAGGTGACCCTGCAGCAATCAAAAAGTTGTTGGCCTCTCATAAAATTGATCCAATTGATTTAGATATGGAAGGTGCTGATAATTATAAAAATCCTAATTATCAAGGGGATGCAAAAACTTTAGCGTTCTCAGATGCTATTACAGCAACTCAAGATCGTGAAGGTGGGCAAGAATTTATTAATGAAGTTGTTTCAAGTTGGGATGATGATTCAAAAGAAGCTCTACGTGATGATCCATCTTTATTCACAAGTTTACTTGACCAACGTGACAATGGGATCTATGAGAAAGTTAACAGTGAGGTGAATTACCAGCGTAATGTCGGCAAACTAACTAATGTATCGTATATACAAGCGTACAAAATGGTTGGACAGTTAATGACAAACCGTGGTGATTTTAACTCCGTACCAGACCAAGGCAACTCAGCTGATCCCGTCGCACCTAAAGCGAAGATTGTTGACACTGGCCACAGGAAGGCAGCCAAGAAGAAGACGGCGTTGCCCAATCCCAGTCTCTCTTCACAAAACCAAAGTCGTACCCCATCCAATTCTGGAGAGGTCGATACACCGGATTACAATAGTATGACCGACGAGCAAATGATGGCTCTCGGAGATCCAGGCTAAAGTAATCCACTTGAGAGAATGAAAGGAATTCCTCATGCCACAATTGTATAATGATCCCGCTGGCGGTTCCCCGTCAACAATGGGGACACAGTTCAACACCTCTTATTGGGATCGACGCTCCCTTATTGATGCTGTTGAGCAGTCGTTCTTCTCACCTCTAGCTGATGTCCGTTCAATGCCAAAACACTATGGTAAAGAGTTGAAGGTTTTCTACTACGTTCCTCTTTTAGATGACCGTAATATTTCTGACCAAGGTTTAGATGCTGCTGGTGCAACTCTGTCATTGACAGAATACTTTGTAACTTTTCCTGCTCTGGTAATGGAAGTAGCAAATGCTGATGGTGCTTCAGCTAAAGTTAACATTGATGATAATGTAGGCTCAACTCTAGTTGCTACCCTCGGTGCAAATGATTCAGGCGTTTCTGGTGCTGGTTTCATGTCAGTTACTGTTAATGCTCTACAAGCTAAGTACCTTACTGAAGCAAAAGCTGATCTGGTTGTTGCAGAAAATGTTGGTGCTGTGAAGCTTCAAGCTGGCGGTAATATGTACGGCTCTTCTAAAGATGTTGGTACAATCGCTGGACGTATGCCAACAATGAACGAAGAAGGTGGTCGTGTTAACCGCGTTGGCTTCTCTCGTATCGAACGTTCTGGTACACTTGCTGAACATGGTTTCTTCACTGAATTTACTGAAGACTCGTTGACTTTTGATACTGATAGTGAGCTTTACGGTCACATGTCTCGTGAACTGTTGGCTGGTGCGAATGAAATCACTGAAGATCTATTGCAGATTGATTTGCTTAACGCTGCTGGTACTATCGTGTTTGGTGGTATTGCTACCAATACTAAAGAAGTTACAGGTGAAGGTGCAAACATCTCAACTGTTGACTACTCTGACCTAAAACGTTTGAGTATTACTCTGGATGACAACCGTACTCCTAAGAACACGAAAGTGATCAAAGGTTCACGGATGACAGACACAATGACTGTTAATGCTTCTCGTTTGCTTTACATTGGTTCTGAGCTTCAGATTACTGTTGAAAACATGGTTGATGGTCTTGGTAATGCAGCATTCGTACCTATTCGTAAGTATGCAGATGCAGCCACAATCTTGAATGGTGAAATTGGTTCTGTCGGTGACTTCCGCATTATCATCGTTCCAAATATGATGCACTGGGAAGGTGCTGGCGCTGACGTGGGCACAAACCCAGGTAACGCAGAATCTGGTGGACGTTATAACGTTTATCCGATGTTGGTTGTTGGTGATGCTTCTTTTGCTACTGTCGGTCTTCAAAGCTCTGGCGCGAAGAACGGTAAGCAGAAGTTTAAGATTATTGTTAAGAAGCCTGGTGCTGATATGGCAACTGTATCGGATCCTTATGGTAAGATTGGCTTCTCAAGCATTACCTTCTACCACGGCTTCATCAGCCTACGTTCTGAACGTATTGGTTTGGTAAAAACAGTTGCTCCTGAGTAAGATCTAGAATAACTAACTCAATTAAGGGGGCCAACCGGCCCCCTTTCTTATAAATAGAAATCCAACATGAAAGATTTGCAATGGATAATTCTCAAAACCTAACACTACAAGATAAGATTGATCGCGTTAATGCTGTGACCGATATTGTTGCTATTCGTGAACTCGCAACAGAACTAAAACTCACATTTTCAGGTAATTCCGGTGTTGATAGTCTTAAAAAGAAAATCATTGATGCTTTGAAACTTATGGACTCCATGTCAACTTCTGGTGGCGATGAAGCATCTAAAGAAGATGCTCCTACGAATCTTAGTGATATTGCTACTTCCCCCTCAACTTCTGAGATAGATAACTCTACTACTTCTGTTGTTTCACTATCCACAGCTACCGCAACTGCTGGCCCTGTTGATGATGCTCCAAGTAAGATGGATGATATCCCAGAGATCCCAAAACAACCAAAACCAAAAGGCCCACCCACCAACGCTGAGTTGGTATTGATGGATGCCAACAAAATCTCTGACCCAGTATTGTGTCGTCAGGTTGTACGTGCAAAAGCTCTTGCTTTGGTTCGGGTACGAATTGTTAACCTAGATCCTGCAGATTCTCAGTTGACTGGCTCAATTCAGACTGTTGTTGGTAAATATATTGGTAAAGTTTCCAAGTATATTCCTTATGGTGATGAATCTGAAGAAGGTTACCACATCCAGCAATGCTTGCTTGATCGCCTACGTGAAATGAAGTTCGTTCTTCGTAAAGAGAAAAAAGGTGGTCAGTTTGGCGTTAAGCAATACAAGACAACATTGATTTCTAAATTCTCAATCGAAGTGTTGCCTCCATTGTCTGATAGTGAGCGTAGTGCATTGGCCTCTCGCCAAGCCGCTTCAGGTGCTATAAGTAACGAATAAATTATAACTAATGAGAGAGATGTACAATGGCACATATAGATTTACATGATGGAAGCGAAGCAGACACAGTAGCTAATGCTTTGTACACCTCCCTCACAGCAAATGCACCAGTACCACCAACGGTGGATCTGTCGGGTGCTGATTTTAATTATGTTGCGGATATAACTTCAGAGATTTATCAAACGGTTGAGACAGTTACTCTGGCCCAACTAACAGAAAAAGATTTAGATGGCGCCGGTGTATTTGATACGTTGATGGCCTCAGTCGATTTACATATTGATCGTGAATTCAAAAACAACCGTATATCTGGTGATCAATACGCTAAAGTATACACAGACGTTATGACAAGCGTTCTCGCTAATTCCACCCAATTTCTACTGAACAAAGATAAAGCTCGTTGGGACTCAATTACAGCACAGATGCAAGCTCGTGCTGCTGAGATTGGTGTTGTCACAGCATTGATAGATCTTGAACGCTCAAAAGTTGAAACCAATAAACTCACATTTGATATGCAGAATTCTGCTGCACAATTCAGTGTTACTAAACTTAAATTGGCACAGATTGATGGTGAAATTTCATTGACTGAAGCCAAAACAGTAGGTGAAGCATTCCGGGTTGAGAGTTTAATGCCTGCAGAACTTGCCACAATTAACTATAATCTAAACACAGTCATGCCTTCTAATGTAGCTGTTACTGATTACCAAGTAGCTTCTGTGATGCCTGCACAGGTTGCGTTGGATGCTTTCCAACTAACTGATATACTACCGGTTCAACGTGACATTGCTGCGTATAATCTAGCCACAACATTAGTTACAGAAGAAGCTATTTCTCAGTTTAATTTGACACAGTTGTTACCAATCCAAAAATCACAAGAACAGTATAAGTTAGATACTCAGTTGCCAGCACAAGTAGCGTTAGTTGGTGAACAGACAGAAGTACAACGTGGACAAACCATGGATACACGTACTGATGGAATTACTGCTGTTGCTGGGATTGTTGGACGCCAAAGCGGCGTACTAGCTGAACAGCTTGAAAGTGAACGGGCTAAGACACTAGACACCCGAACAGATACTACCACCGTTGTAGGTTCTATTGGGAAACAGAAAGAATTGTACGGTCAACAGATTACTTCATACCAACGGGATGCTGAATACAAATCAGCTAAGATGTTCCTAGATGGTTGGATAATTCAGAAAAACATAGATGAAGGTTTAACCATCCCAGTCGAACTAAATAACGCCACCGTGGATAAAGTAATGGCCAAGATCCGTGTAAACAATGACCTAGGAACTGTTAATCCATAATACCAAAAAGGTGACTTTCTATGGGAATTTTTAGTAGCAAATACACCACGTATGTTGCATCTACTATTTACAATTTAGCTGGTGAAAATGCACCCGATTTGTATAAAATCGGGTTACAAAATGCAGTGACAAGTGGGCATGATCTTGCTTCATTTGTCACAACATTTCGGCAGAAAAATCCCTCAACTACTCAAAAGAATTACTATACTTGGGCAAAAACCAATTACCCAGAAGGGCAGATGTATATTGACAATGTGTACCTTTTTAGGGAGGATATTAATCCTCTACTTATTGTGGATCACGCTACCGATATTGTGTTCAGACCTGAAGGCACAAATAAAACCATAGGGAAGTTTAACCCTTTTTTGTTTACTGCTGAACTGTT